TCCGTATCTAAAGGGTAAGTTTGGACAAGAGAAAGCAGATTCTCTCGTCAATGATTTTTTATTCAACTATGGTTAATTCTTGGAGTTTACTTTATGACGAACTTTATGGTGAGGACGGTATGGCAATCTCAGACTTAGATGCTCTAGACAGAGTTATTTCGGAGGAACCTTTACAACAACACATGGAAAAGTATTCAGAAAAAAAGATCCTAGAAGAAATAGGATCCTATATTACAAACACATACCGAGGTCATTATTCTGTAGGAAACGTACAGACTCTTGATCTTATTGATTCTGTAGGTGATGCAGAAGCATTCTGTAGAAGTAATGTTCTCAAGTATGCTTCACGTTATGATCGTAAAGGTACAGCACGAGCAGATATCTTAAAGATCATACATTATGGTATACTGTTATTGCACTTCAATGACAAGGCAGCAAGACATCACTCAAACCAAACTAGTACAACTGCTTTTTCTGTAGACTACGACAAGTAACTTCATTCTTTATTATGAAACTTTCTGAAAACACCAAAAAGATCTTACGTAACTTTTGTGAGATCAATCAATCTCTTTATGTCAAGCAAGGTAATACTATTCGTACTATCTCTGGCATGAAGAATATTCTAGCAGAGGCAACAGTACCTGAAGAGTTCCCTAGAGATTTTGCTATCTATGATCTAGGTCAGTTCTTAGGTGGGTTGAGTTCTCAGATATATGAGGATCCTGAATTTGATTTCGGAAAAGAAACCTATCTTGGAATCAATGATGGTCATACTAAAGTAAAATATTTTTACTGTGATCCTAGTTTGATTACAGCACCTCCTGAGAAATCTATTGAGATGCCAGAGGTGGTAGCAACATTTAGTCTCAATGAATCACAGTGGCAACGTATAAAGAAAGCTGCTAATGTTTATAGTTTACCTGATCTTGTTTTGACTGGTCATGGTACTGAGATACGTTTGACGGCAAAGGATAAGAAAAATGATACATCAAATACATATTCTCTTCTTGTTGGAGAAGGTGTTGATGTTGTAGACTTTGAGTATAGTTTCAAGATGGAGAACATTCGTATTATTGATGGGAGTTATAGGGTTGAAGTAACTGCAAATCTATTATCTAAGTGGACAAGTAACTCTGATGATTTGGTTTACTACATCGCTATGGAACCTGATCAAGTATGATAAAATTATGGAGGGTGTGGAAGTATGCATTGGGTAGCTTCTCTGATGAAAAGACTGAACCCTACGACAACTACGTTATTATCATACGTAGTGTTATATTCTTTTCTTACCTCATCACTAATTGTTTTATTATTAGTGGAGTAATCCGTCACTGGAATCCACCAGTACAATCTACTATACATTATGAGAAATGACTTTCTTTGGGTTGAAAAATATAGACCCAAAACAATTGAAGATTGTATTCTTCCAACTTCTATCAAGAAAACTTGTCAAGAGTTGATTGATGCTGGAGAGATACCTAATCTATTACTAAGTGGTCCTGCTGGTATTGGTAAGACTACTGTTGCACGTGCAATCTGTGAAGAACTTGGATGTGACTACATAGTAATTAATGGTTCAGACGAGGGTAGATTCCTTGACACAGTACGAAACCAAGCTAAGAACTTCGCTTCCACAGTCTCGCTTACAACGAGTAAGAAGCATAAAGTTATCATCATCGATGAAGCGGATAACACCACTCACGATGTCCAACTCCTCCTTAGAGCGAACATCGAAGCGTTCTATAGCAATTGCAGATTTATCTTCACCTGCAATTACAAGAATAAGCTCATCGAACCTTTACATTCACGATGCGCTGTCGTGGATTTCACAATCGATGCAGTTCAAAGACCTAAGTTAGCATCTAAATTCTTTCAACGTTTGAAGGGTATTTTAGTAGAAGAAAATATAAAAGCAGATGATAAGGTATTAGTAGAACTGATTCAAAAACATTTCCCTGACTGGAGACGTGTACTAAATGAGTGTCAGAGACATGGTGTTGGTGGATCTATTGATACATCTATACTTGCCGAGGTGCATGATATAAATGCATCTACTGTTGTGAAATATTTACAGCAGAAGAACTTCCATGAACTTCGTAAGTGGGTAGCAAATAATATTGATAATGATGCTGGTGTCATCATGCGTAAGGTCTATGATGAACTGTGTAAGGTTCTTGATGGACCTAGCATTGCTGCATCTATCCTTATCATTGCCAAGTACCAGTATCAAGCAGCATTTGTTGTTGATCAGGAGATCAATCTCTTGGCATGTCTGACTGAGATCATGGCAGAGTGTACATTCAAATGACTGTTCATAAACAATGTACTATGTGTAAGCAAATCTTACCCATAGAAAATTTTGAAATTGCTACTAAAGAAGGTCATAGGAGAGGTAAATGTAAACCTTGTGAAACAGAACACAGACATAGACGTAATGGTACTTGGGAAGAATATCAAAAAGAACAAGCATATAGAGAAGAACTTCACTCTCTTCAGAAGGAAGGAAAGAGAAGATGTAGATATTGTGAGGAAATCTTACCTCTTGAAAAGTTTGCTGTATCGTCTAAAGGTCATCATGGGAGAAAGTCTTATTGTAGTCCTTGTGCTATGGAAAAATGGCAAAAAGCATATAGACAATTGCCAGAAGTTCGTGCAAAAAAACGTGAACATGATAAAAAATTCAGATCAAAACCAGATGTTAAAGAAAGAATTCGTAAACAATTAAATGAAAAATATCATAATAATCCTGCACATAAAATAAAACACCTCATGCGTACTAGACTTAATAAGGTTTTAGATAGAAAAAAACAATCTAAAAGATTCACACAAGAATTGGGATGCACCTTTGATGAGTTAGTTGTTCATTTAGAATCTAAATTTTATCCTAATCCAAAGACAGGAGAGGTAATGACTTGGGATAATCATACTATGGATGGTTGGCATGTTGATCATATCAAACCCCTTCATGAATTTGACTTGTATGATGACGAACAATTCAAACAAGCAGCACACTACACAAACCTACAACCTTTATGGTGGTGGCAAAATCTTGAGAAAAATAGAAAAAGATCATGAAAAAAATTGAACCAAAAGATTACATGCAAGATGGATGGGATAGATCACCATTAGGTGCTCATCCCTATGTTAGAGGAAGTAGGCATAATAAAATTGGTATGACTATTATGTGGACCTACTATATTCTATTTGTGGGTATGGTTGTTAGACTCATCTGGGTATTGAATACATGAAAGCACTAAAGACTCCTCTACGTTATCCTGGTGGCAAGTCACGTGCTACCAAATATATTTGTCCACGGTTTCCAGGTAAGATATCTGAGTACAGAGAACCATTTTTAGGTGGTGGATCTGTAGCGATAGAATTTACCAAAAGATGTCCAGGTGTTCCAGTATGGGTAAATGATTTTTATACCCCTCTAGCGGTCTTCTGGACGCAGCTGAGGGACAATGGACAAGACCTTAGAGACAGACTAACTGAGATAAAATTGGAGAATAGTACTCCAGATAAAGCGAAAGAGTTATTCAATGAGTATAAAGAGAGTCTCTATGATGGTGATGATATTGAGAGAGCAGTAAAGTTTTACCTTATCAACAAGTGTAGTTTCTCAGGACTAACTGAATCGAGTTCCTTTTCTAAACAGGCTAGCGAATCTAATTTTAGTTTACGAGGTATTGATAAACTACCTGAGTACTCAAAGATAATTGAAGAATGGAAGATCACAAATCTTCCTTACGAAGAATTGTTAGGAGATGATCCAAATGTATTCATTTATCTTGATCCACCCTATGATATTAAGATTCCTATCTATGGTAAGAGGGGTGCTATGCATAAAGATTTTGACCACGATAAGTTTGCTGTTGATTGTGACAACTATAATTCTCCTATGTTGATATCATATAACAGTAGTCAGATAGTGAAAGATAGATTCAGTCGTTGGAATGCTTCTGAGTTTGATTTGACATACAGTATGCGTACTACAGGTGATTATATGAAAGAGCAAGCAAAACGTAAAGAACTTATCCTCACAAATTACCAATGAGACTAGGAGTTTTGTGTTCTGGCAACGGAACTAATTTTGAAAATATAGTCAAGAGTTGTCCTGATCATGAGGTTGTACTTATGGTCTACAATAAAAAGAAATGTGGTGCTAAGAAAAGAGCAGACAAATTAGATATACCAAATTGTCATATCCGTCATAAAGAGGAGGACAATATGATTATACTATTTGAAACATATAAAGTAGATTTTATTATCCTTGCAGGATACATGAAGATTATTTCTACTAAGTTTATTGAAGCATTTCCCAATAGGATAATAAATATACATCCATCATTACTACCCAAGTATAAAGGGTTGAATGCAATTGAACAGGCATTTGATAGTGATGATATTCTTACTGGATGTACTGTACATTACGTGACAGAAGAGTTAGATTCTGGTACAATAATAGGACAGGAAACTGTACCTATACTACCTAATGATACACTTGATACATTGACAGAACGTGTTCACAAAGCAGAACACTATCTATTACCACAGGTGATAAACAATGCCCTTATCAACTAGATATAGAAATGATATAATAGACATTTGTTGTCGAATTATTTCTGATGACAACGTTCTTTTAGAAGAACGTATTTGGATGAACAAACTATGTGATGTAAATGCATCAGCAAGAAAATTGCGAGATGATTTACTCGCAGTATTAGGAGATAGAAAATTTACGGATAGGAACAATGAGATGTGAAGTCAAGTTATACGTTGCTGGCAAAGTCTATAGTGAGTTTGTTGAGGCACGTAATTATCAAGAGGCACGTGAGGTTGCTGTAGTCCGTAATCCTCATGCTAGAGTCATAGGTGTGAATGCGGTGTTTGGTGATGAAAGATAGAGATAAACAAGAACTTAGAGAACTAATCAAAGAAGTTCTAATAGAATGGGACTACGAAAGAAAATGGAAAAAGAAAACCTTTATTCAAAAACCAGCATATGAGACTGACACAAGAAGTGATCGAAAAGATCCAGTTAGCAATGACCCACACAAAGATGAACGGAGAAACAAACTGGAAAGACGGAGACGAAATTGATGTATGCTTAGGAGGAACCTTTGCAGGAGATAAATTTATTAGTATAATAAACAGAACACGTAGCAACACAACCAAACAATGCGATACGAACTCAAAGACTACTTAAATTCTATCAACCTTACTAAGGAAAACTTGTTAGAAGGTGACGAGGAAGCAGTGAAAGGTTATTCTCCTTTCGTTGTGAATCGTTGTATGTCTGGTCATATCGATTGTTTGTTATATGCTAATGAGATGAACATGTCCTCACATATCCCCAAGGACATGCAGTACGATTTTTATATAAATAGCATCAGGAAAAAGAAAAGATTTTCTCCTTGGATCAAAAAAGATAAAGTGAAAGACCTAGAAAGTGTCAAAAATTATTATGGTTATAATGATGAGAAAGCACTTCAAGCCTTAAGAATTTTATCCAACGATCAACTTAAACATATCAAATCAAAACTTGACATTGGGGGATAAAATGTCCGTGACTATTACAGATAATGAGGTTCAATGGTCGGAATCTCAAATGATTGGAGTGACTCTCAAAGAACCAGATGATTTTCTGAAGGTGAGAGAAACCCTTACTAGAATTGGTGTTGCTTCTAGGAAAGAGAAGAAGCTATACCAATCTTGCCATATCTTACATAAGAAGGGTAAGTATTATATTGTACACTTTAAAGAATTATTTGCACTTGATGGGAAGAAAGCTAACCTTACTGTTAACGATGTTCAAAGGCGTAACAGAATCGTACAACTCCTGTCTGATTGGGGACTTATCGTTGTTACCAACCCAGAAATCATCACAGATATCGCACCCCTCAACCAAATAAAAGTAATATCATTCAAGGAGAAACATGAATGGATGCTTGAGACGAAGTATAATATAGGTAAAAAGAGGGTTAACCCTGATAAATAGATTAGCGATATTCATAGTTCATGTCTGAAGAAAATAAAGAAGAACTTCTTGAAGAAGAAGTTGTTGAAGATAAAAAGAAGAAAGGTCCATTAGGTAAACTAAAGGATGCCATACTTCCAGATCAAGAAGAACAAGCAGCATTGTTGTCTAGTATGGTGAGGCTTGGTGTACTTGTTTGGTCGGGAGGAATATTAACTTTAAATTATGTTGCCATTCCAGGTGTACCACAACAAAAAATAGATCCAACTTTTAT